TGGTAGGCAGCTTGTCGCGGGTCGGGACATATCTGGCGGTCGCTGTGGCAGGTTTCGGTTTCAGGTATGTTGCTGCGCTTGTTGCGGCGAGAATTGCCACAATGACATTCGCCGGGTCTCTGGCTTTTTTGCGCGCTGCAATGATCCGCACAGGCATCTTGGCCCTTGTTGTTGGCGCAGGTGAACTTGTTTATCAGTTTGGGCGGTTAGTTTCCGCAACGGGCAGCTTTGGCGCGGCTATGTCATTGCTAGGCAATTTGGTTTCCGAAGTTTTCGACCGCATGAAGCTGGTCGCGGCGGCAACGGTCGTCGGCATCAATGCGAACTGGCAGGGGTTGAAGGCGGCTATCCTTAGCGCGATGCAAGGTTCCGTCGATGCGCTTTACTGGTTCGGAAATGCGGCGGTAAATGTGTTCCAAGGTGCCTACAACGCGGCGGTTTCAATATGGGGCAACCTGCCTGGCGCGATTGGTGACTTTGCTTTCCAAGCGGCAAACTGGCTCGTTTCCGGCGTGGAATTCATGCTGAACGCGGTCGTTGACAGGATCAACAGCTTTCTTGGCTTTTTGAACTCTGCGCTTGCTGGCTTGCCCGCATGGGCTGGCGGTGGTTCGTTAGAGATTGGCTTGCTCGGGGGCGTTGATTTTGCTGGTGTCGATAACCCATTTGCGGGGGCTGCGGAAAAAGCTGGAACAGCGGCTGCTGACGCTTTCAAGGCGGCGCTCGGCAGGAAGACGATTGAGCCGATAGACTTAGGGCTGGACGGCACCATTGCCGACGCAGAAATGCGCGGGTCGGCGCTGACGCGCACCAGCCAGTTGATGGTCAACGCCGCTATGGCTCCGCTATCGGCGTGGGCTGCGCTCAAGGCCGCTGTAAGCGGCACTGAAGCCGATCTGGCCGCAACTGGTGACGCTGCTGCCGGTGCCGGTGCCAATTTCGATGCCATGGCTGGTGAAGGCGCAGGCGGGGGAGGCGGGGGCGCTGCGAAGGCAACCGACGCGCTAGGCAAGCTGCGCGAGGAACTGCAATCGCTGCAGGCCACAATGGGCATGACCGAGGCGCAGGAGCGCATCTTCACAGCCACGAAAGAGGCTGGCGTTGCGGCAACATCAGCCGAGGGAATGGAGATTGCTGCGCTTATTCCGCAGATCGACGCGCTGACCGCCGCGAAAGAGCGGCTGCGTGAGGTCGCTGGGCAGGTAAAGGACAGCTTCAAAACTGCTTTTACGGGCGCGATTACCGGGGCGAAGTCGTTTGGCGACGCGTTAAAAGGGCTTGCGCAATCATTTCTCGACATGGCTGCCAATTCGCTTTTTGAAACAATCTGGTCCGGGGGCAAGGGCAGGGGCGGCGGGATCGGCGGGGCAATCACTAAATTCCTTGGGTTCGCCAACGGGACAGCATCCGCAGTCGGTGGTCTGGCGATGGTCGGCGAACGCGGTCCTGAATTGGTGAACCTGCCGCGCGGTTCGCGAGTTTTTGACGCTCAACGCACGGCCGGAATGATGCGCGAAAAATCAGCGGGCGAGGTGTATGTTCGCGGCGGGAATCTCACGCTGATGGATGATGGCAGCATCGCGGCCCACATCGCCGTGACAGGACGCCGGGCCGCCGAGGCAGGCGCGGCGGGTGGCAGGCAGGCGGCGTACAAGCGCATGGGCCAAACCAAGGCGGGCCGGTGATGGTCGACGTCATTGCGTTTCCCCCGGTGCATGTCACCGCGTTTGAATGGACGGTGGAGCAGCCTATCGGCCGATCGCGGTCGCTATTCGACGGCAAGCGGTTTGTCTCTCAATCGCAGCGCAGCAGGCGAGTTGGCGCGTTTGATGTGCAGGGCATCGGGGCGGACTTGGCCAGCGCAGGCTATGTTGAAATGCTCAAGCGGTTTTTGCAGGGCGGCGTGCATCTGGTGCGGGTCAACATTCAATCGGCGCAGTGGTATCTGGCTGGGCCTTACCGAAAAACATCGGTGATGACGTGGACAATTCCGCCTGCGCCATTGGCTTGGGATATTCCGCTGTGGTCTACCGGCCTGCCGCTGTCGGGCATCCCGGAAATGGATGGCACCTGGAATGCAATTCGCGTCGCCGGTTTTCCGCCGAACGTGACGGCGGCTTATCCATCGGAGCGGATCAGCGTTACGAATGGCACACTCACTGAATATTCGACAGTGCAGACGATGGCCAAATCAGATGGAGCAGGGTCGGCGCTGATCCGCATAACCAGCGCGCTGACGCTGACCGGGTTGGTCAGCATTGGTGACACGGAAAGCGTGGTGTTTGAATTGCTGGAAATGCCGCGTGCCATGCAGCCGTTTAGCGGAAACTGGTCTTACTCCTTCGGGTTCCGCGAAGTTTTTGCCTCTGAAACTGACGGCTTTGTGGAGGTGAACCCGTGGAGTTAAAGCGCGTTGTTTCTGCCGGGATGCTTGCGTCTCTGAACGGGACGTTTTATCCGGTTGCGATGGTGTATCTGGACTGGCCGGGCGGCGCTGTGTACGCGAACACCGGCGTTGGGACGATTGCGTTTGGCGGAAATGACTATCTGGGGATCGGGGCGTATGGCGCGATAGAAGTCGAGCAAGAGGCGATTGATATTGTGCCGGGCGAAGCTGTGCTGGTTTTGGCGGGAAGTATCGAAAACCTGATTGCGCAGATGGGTGTGGATGCGCGCGGGCGCCGCTGCGTGATTTACATGGGCACCACCACGAAACCCGGTGGCAACGTGCTAACCGGCGCGCCTTCTGGAATGTTCAACGGGTTTGTGGACGCGCGCGAGTTCCGATTTGACAGGGACGACGCGACGATTGAACATGCGATTGTACTGACGATCACGTCTGGGGTGCCTGCCCGATCCGGCGCGACGGTGACGCACAACGATGCGGATCAGAAAGCCAAGTACCCCGGCGATACATGGGGGCGCCATACGATCTACTCCGAGGCCGATCGGGTAAACCCACCGAAATGGTGACGCCGGATCAGGTAGTCGCCGCAGCCGTCGCGCACATGGCCGGGCCGTGGTCGTGGCGGGATGCCTGCTATGGCCCGGCGTGCGATGCTTTTGCGGCGCTGTACGGGTTCGATCCTATGGCGTCGGTGCGTGGCCGATTCTCAACTGAGCGGGGCGCATTGTTGTTTGTCAGGAGGCGCGGCGGAATGGTGGAGTGTGTGTCGCGCATTCTCGAGCCGCAGGGTTTTACGCAGAGTGAGGCGCCTGGCTCGTTGGGCGTGGTTCCAGCGCCTGATGCCTTTGGCGGGGCGATGGCGATTTGTGTGCAGCCGGGCGTCTGGGCGCGACGTGCGCGGCACGGGCTTGCAATCGTAAAATGCGAGGGTGCCGCATGGGTTTTTTAGTCACGGCCATCGCCGGGTTTCTCACCTCGGCTGGGATTGGCGCCGCGCTGGCGACAAGCCTCGCCAGATTCGGGATTTCGGCGCTTCTAAACATTGCGCTTTCCAAATTGCTCGCGCCGAAACAGCAGGATCAGCGGCAAGCACTAAGCCAGCCCACATCGACGCCGTCTTACCGCTTTGTCTACGGTTTCACCCGCGCGGCCGGAACGCCTGTGCCTGCGCGGGTGCGCGACGGTTATATTTACGGGTGCTGGCTGCTGAATAGCCGCCCATCCGATCTTGGCAATTTGACGCTTTATCTGGACAAGCGGGCGGTCACGCTGACCGGCGATCCGTTCAATTTCGCCGGAGCCGGTGCGACTGCAGTGGGCGATCCATTTTCCGGTCACATCAATGTCTGGTTCGGTCGCGGCGATCAGACAGGACCTCCTGCTGATATTCTGGCTGGCGCTCCTTGGGCGGCTGGTGATGACGAGCAGCTTTTCCTTGCCAGCGACAAAGCCACGAATCTCACGGTAATGTGGGCCAAGATCAGCAGAGGTAAAGCTAAGAACGCTAACGACCGTTGGCCGAACCGCCCGCCGCAAGTCGAGGTCGAGGCCAAGTGGTCGCGGATTTGGGACATGCGCGATCTGGCACAAAACCCGGCGCTTCCCGGCACATGGCTTTGGTCTGAGAATCAATCGCTTTGTCTGCTGGATGCACTGCGTCAAAACCCGGTCGAGGCATATGCGCTGGCCGATCTGTGGCTAGATACGTTTGAGGGCGCTGCCGATATAGCCGACGAGTTGGTGACGCTGCTTTCGGGCGGTTCAGAAAAGCGCTATCGCGTCGGCGGCACGATGGTATTTGAGAACAGCGAACTGGAAGATCAACTGCGCCCGCTTCTGGACGCAGGCGGCGCGCAGTTTTTGCGGGCGGGCGGGCAACTTGGCATCACGCCGGGGGCATACGTCACTCCCAGCTACACGCTGACCGATTTGCTGGAAGGGTCATTACAGTATCGTGACATGGGACCAGCGTCCGAAGTGCCGACCGAAATCCGCACCAGTTACACAAGTGCGGCGCGCGGCTATGAGGTGGCGGAACTGGCGCCGTGGCCAATCCCCGGATCGGAAGCCGGTCTGCCGCGCGTGACGGATCAGTCGCTGACTTTTGTGCAATCGGCAACGCAGGCGATGCGGCTGCGGCAGATCATGGGCCTCAAGGCTCGGCAACAGAAGGTACTGAGCGGCACAGCCCCGCCAAGCGCCTTTGTCTGCGTGGCGGGCACCGGCGTCACCGTCAGCCTTCCTAGCCCCTACAGCGCCTTGAATGGGCAGTACGAGGCGCAGTCGATCAATCCGGGGTTCGACATGCTGGGAGATGACGGCGTAGCGATGCGCTGCCCGATAGAATTGCGCAGCACGGCGTCTTCGGTTTTCGCGTGGGTTGCCGCGAACGAGGAGGCGGTGATCAACCCGCCGTATATCGAGGGCGATCGTGGCGTTGCAATGCCTGGCACAATCAGTGCCACCACTGGGCCGGGCGTCAATATCGGCACTGACTCTAACGCGATCACGCGCATCCGGTTTGCGTTTGATCCTGCGCCCGGTCGCGAGCCTGATGGCTATCGCTGGGAATATCGGGATGCTGTCGGTGACTGGACGCCGGGTGGCACTATCGGCCCCGACGTTCGGGATGGATCAAGCAAGGTGTTTGGGTTTCTGATTGCCGAGGCTGGAAAAACCTACGACATTCGCGTGCTGACGGTTGACGGTGGCGATGAGTCCGACTGGCGCGAATTGCTGGGGGTTCTTGCTGTGGGGCCAACGCTATCGCTAGGGATTCCAACAGGCGGAACCGCGACGGGCGGGGTACTGCAGATCGTCGCGGTGTTCACAGCGTCAAATACCGCAGATCACAGGGCCGTTGAATTCTGGGGCAGCAATACAATCTCAAGCGCTTCAGCTACCTTGCTGGCGAC